CATTCGAGTAGTGTCCCGACCTTTGTGGTTTTATGATTTCAATGGTGCGCCATTGCATATTTGGAAGGGTCAAGGAACACTTATCACTTCCGACAATCAGGAATGGCTCGGCACCGTTGGCCCAAACGGGAATGATTATCACACTGCACCAGCTATTCAAGATGGTCGTGATGGGACGAGTGCGACTTATGAGTTTTCGCTGGAAATTCCGCAATTGCCCGATCAAGACGTGAGGGAAACCTATGAGCAATTAAAGGCTGAACAATGGCGGGTCAACGGTCGATCTCTTTGGTGTTACATGGCCATATTCAAGGTCGATGAAGCATTGCGCATCAGTACACCTTATATCGCCTTCAAAGAACTCACGATGTTCTCACCCAAGTTTTCCGAAAAGATCGAAAGCAATGACGGTAAATCATTGCAGCGCAAATATGTCATATCGGTAACGACCAAGGATGCAAACTTTGGTCGATGGAAAAAGCCCAACGGCACTTATACCGATACGATGCAAAAGCGGCGGGCGGCTGAATTGGGTATAGCGTTGGATCGTGGTTGTGAATTTGTGGCGACACTTGCCAATCGGACTTATACCCTGCCGTGATCGACCAAACCCTTAAAGCATGGCGTCAGAGCCGATTTGCATATGGCCAGACCGACTGCCTCATGTCCTTAGGTGCCTATGCAGCCGCCGCAGGGGGTGCAGACGTAGGGAAAGGATGGCGGGGGCTATATCATACTCAAGAGAAGGCCAAGGCCATCATGGCGGCTTATGGTGGCCCTCAGGGCTTGATTGATTTGGCCGGTTTTCCTCGCTGCCCACCTGAGGATGCGCGCCGGGGCGATATGGTAGTGATCCGCCTCAAGGATGGTGACTTGATCGGTGGTCTTTGCACCGGGCCGGGAATAGCAGTAAGAGGGGAGCGAGGGGTAATCGAGTTGTCCCGGCGCTTGGTTGATGTAGTTTTTGCTTGGAGAGTTGCACCGTGTCAGTCTTGAAGAAAATCTTTCAAGCAATCATCACCATCGCTGTTGCCGTGGTTGCGACTGTTTTGTTTGGACCTGTTGTCGGTGTATTTCTCGGTTTGGCTATCGGTGCCATCATCGGTTTTGCATTGTTCGGTAGCAAATCCTCTGCTACTCAAGAAAAGATCAACGTGCGAATTGCTGAGGCACCGCGCTTCTTTCATGCTGGCAAATGCAAGACCGGTGGTGCTACGGTGTTTGCTGAATTTGCCAGTAATGCTGATCTTTGGTATATTGTCGTTCACGGTGATGCGCCGATTGACAGTATCGCCGGTTATTATCTGGATGACCTGCCTGTCACCGTTGATGGGAGTGGTGCGGTACAAAGCAAAGCGTTTCGCCTCAATGATAACAATGAGGCTGTCACATATGATGGTGCCGGTAATACTCACATTTGGCTTTACACTGCAACTCACACGATGAGCAACCCCGTCCCACCGTTCCCGAGTGCAGCATTCCGGTCTTATTTTGCGCAATGGACAGATGACCATTTGCTTGTTGGAACAACATATACCGTTGTGCGTTGTCTCGGCATGAAAACTGAGGGTCGCTATAAGTGGTACAAGTGGCGCGGCCCTCTGGGTCTTGGTGAACCGAATGTCGCAATCGTTGGTAATTATAATTTTTGTTATGATCCTCGCGACAATACTCAAGTTTTGGGTGATCCTACCACCTATAAATTTACGCGCAATTCAGCCTTAGTATGGGCGCGTTTTCGCACTCATCGCTATGGTCGCAATAAACCCGAAAGCAGCATCAATTGGACGCGAGTAGGAGAGATGGCTGACATATGCGATCAAACGGTGGTAGGCGCTTACGGATCACATACGCGCTATCGTTGCGATGTTTCAATTCCTGAGGATCAGGAGCGCGGTGAAGCAGAAGCATCGATCCTCGCAACCATGGATGGTCAAATTGTATTTGATAGTGACGGTCGTTATTGGTCACGTTGTGGTTATTATTATACACCAACGGTATCTCTCAGTCGCAATCGCGACATTCTCGCGATGGAAAGCCTTGAGGCCCTTGACGGTGAAAGCGAGACGCAGGGTGTAATTGTCCGGTATTCTGACCCCGATGCAGCTTATGCTTTGCAGCCATCAGCGGCATGGTACAATCCTAACTATTACATTGCCGGTACGGCTGCAACGTTTTTGACGATTGATATTCCTGCGATCCAAGATCACAATCAAGCGATGCGGATTGCTAAAGCCATTGGCATGCGCAATCAGCCATTGCAGAAACTCGCACCTACTACGCTTTTGCGCGGTCTGGCATGCATGCATGAACGCATTATCAATCTCGACTACGATAATGCGTTTGCTGGTGATTATGAAGTTGCCAGTCAGGTTGAGATCGATGCGGCTGGTGCAACTTGTCAGGTTGGCTTGGTCCCGGTGGATGTAAATCGTTGGACGCTGCTTGCTGGTGAAGAAAAGCCTAAGCCTGTGGTCAACAGCAGCGGGAGCGCAGCATTGGTTGTTGAACTTCCCACTGGTCTTGTTTTCACACAGATTGACAATACAATTCAGGTGCAGTTCGATCCGCCTGATGCTTACGGTAAAGCTTATGAATTCCAGTACATTCGCGTCAGTGATTACGCGAGTGGTCTATGGATTTACATGACCGTTGATATGTACAATTATTTTGCTATCAGCGGTGTTGTGGCAGATGGGATCGAATATTATATTCGCTATCGCTCACGTATCGGCGGTATTACGGTGAGCGATTGGTCAAGTCTTGTCACATTTACCACTGCAACACCAATCAGTGCCCCCACAGGTCTAACGGGTGTTGCCGCTGGTAGCGGTGTTGCAACGATTGGTTGGAGAAATCCAACAAGTGCAGCATTTTCCTACATTGATCTCTGGATGGGCACCAGTACATCATTTGGATCGGCAAGTAAAGTTGTCGGCAACATTCCCGGTGGTTTGGGTGAAGTAATGTCCTACAATTACACTACCACCACTGGCACCAAGTATTTTTGGGTTGTAGCGCGCACTGCTGACGGTACATCCTCTACACCTACTGGCCCTGTTTCTGTAACCGTAACCTGAGGTGCAATATGAGCATGAGCGTCACTGATCTGCAAACCATTCTGGGTGTAAAACCCGATGGTGTTTTTGGTGCAAAATCAACCGATGCGCTTTTTGCGCATTTTTCCAATCCAAACGCAACACATTTTAGTGAAGCCGATAAAAAGGCTGCTGCTGATCGCTTGGGTGTGAGTGTTGGGCACATCAATGCCAGCATCACATGTGAAAGCCCTCGTGGTTCTTTTGACAACAAATCGCGCCCGGTAATCCTTTTTGAGCGTCATAAGTTTGCCGCTGCAACGACGCCGCCAAACCGTTTCAATTTGAGCAATCCCGATCTCTCCGGTGGCCCCTATGGTCCCGGTGGTTATGGCCCTCTCAGCGTTCAATGGACAAAATTGGCTGCGGCATGCGCGCTCGATCCCGATGCAGCGTTTCAGGCATGCTCATGGGGTGCGTTCCAAATCATGGGTGGTAACGCTCGATTTCTTGGATATGCCAGCGCATTTGACATGGCTGTAACGATGATCAGCGGTGAAGCTGCACACCTTGAGGCATATGTGCGCTTTATTGAGAAGAATGGCCTCAAGGACAAATTGAGAGCCTGTGTTGCGAATGACCCCGATAGTTGCCGCCCGTTCGTCAAGGCATATAACGGCCCCGGCTACGAGCAATTTGACTATCACCGCAAATTTGCGAGAGCAATTGCGTCCTGACCGGTTATGCCTTATCAAGGCCCCTTAGCGACCAAGGGCAAGGGGCAAGTAATGACCGGGATTGAGCTTAAACTGATCTTAGCGGGGCTGGTGGTCGCACTTGGCATCACCGCCCCACTTCCTGATTTCCTTGGTGGGTTAGTTATCGCCCTCGGTTGTTCCTACGGTATCATGATCATGTCTGAGCCTGATAGTAGGCTCTCGGTCTGGACCACTATCTTTCTCGGTTTGGTTGCGGCAATCATGTTCGCATTGCTTCACAAG